CGCGATTGGCTTCGCGTCCGAGTTCACTGGCGTGCTCTCAGGGCAGCAGCGTAGCTTTGGCGCGCCTGGTCTCCTTTTCCTGGACCGGGCGTACGGCATTGCGGGTAACCTCGCAAGTGCTGGTCGTCATACTGTCTCCGGCGATACTGACAAGTTGGGTAGTGACATGCGCCAGGCTGCTGGCAACACACTTGCCGCGATTCCCCTGCTCTCCATTGTGCCGGGTGTTCGCGCCCTAACCAATGCAGTGAAGGACCAATAATGGCAACTACATCCAATCGCTACACTGGTGACGGCTCAACCACACGGTTTGCTGTCACCTTCACTCAGTACTCATGGACGAGTATTGAGGTCTACGTGAATAACGAACTCGTAACTAGCGGGTACACGTACGACTCCACGACTAAGGAAATCGTATTCAATACTGCACCGCTGTCCGGCTACCTGATTACTCTGCGCCGCCTGACAGACGCAACCTTGCTGTATAAATTCGGTGAGGGTGCAGCGTTTACAGGAGCCAACATTGACTCCAACTTCTCACAGTACCAGTCTGCTGTAGAGGAAGTACAGAACGCTGCTGACAAAGACTACGTAGACGACCTGATGGATGCTGAGACAGCTGCGCGTATCGCAGGTGACCAGAGCCTTCAGAATCAGATTAGCGGCGGTACGGTCGTGCTTGAGGGTGAAATCTCGCCCGTCATGTACACCAACCGCCACATCAGTAACTCCATTGAAATCCCCGCTGGCCATAACGCATTCTCTGTTGGGCCTCAAATCATCATTGACTCCGGCGTAGAGGTTACGCTGGGCGAGGACGCTACCTGGGCTATCCTGGGCAATGCCTTCACAATGGATGAGCAGTACAACCTGGTTGCGAACAAGGTTACCACCAGCGACGGCACCAAGTCGATTGAGATTGACACTTTGGTGGATACCATCAATGGCCTGGGCACTATGAGCAAGCAGAATGCCACGGCTGTAGCCATCACGGGTGGTACTATTGCTGGCGCTTCTGTGACTGGCGGCACTGTGTCTGGTCTCGCTACTGACCTTGCTATTGCAGACGGCGGCACGGGCGCATCCACAGCTGCGGCTGCACGCACTAACCTGGGACTTGGCACAATCGCAACTCAGGCCGCTTCTGCGATTGCTATTACTGGTGGCAGTATCACAGGCATCACAGACCTGGCGGTAGCTGACGGCGGTACTGGTGCGTCTACAGCAGCAGCAGCCCGAACTAACCTGGGCGCGCTGGGTAGCGTTGGTGTGACTGATGGCTCAGATGCCGCTGCTGGCGTGCACGGTGAGTACATGTCTGCGCAGGGCACAGCTACGTCCATGACATCGAGCACGTACCTGGCAACGGCCAGCATCGCGCTGACACCAGGAGACTGGGACCTAACCGCACTGGCCGAGTTCACTGGCGCTACTGGTTGTATTCAGACCACAGCCCGTGTTGAAATCTCTACCAGCAACACCACCCCGCTGGGCTTCGGTTCGGGCACTCTGCTTAACTGCACCTTCGCTACAGCCACCGTGCAGCGCGTACCTGTAGCACCTGTGCGCGTAAGTATCACAGCCAACACCACTTACTACCTGTTGATTCAGGGCGTGTTCAGTGGCGGCACCATGACAGGCCGTGGGCTAATCCAGGCCCGTCGCGTACGATAAGGATAAATAATGGCTAGTACAGTCTTAGTAGACCAGATTGGCACACCAGACGGCGAGACGCTGATTGCTGTAGCTGACCTGGTTACCAACCCCGATGTACTGTCTCAGAAGTACACGGCACCGTACACTGGTGCTGTTGAAATGACAATCCAAGAAAAGCTGGAACAGAGCGTCGCAGTTGAAGACTTTGGTGCTGTCGGTGACGGTGTTACGGATGACACCGCCGCGTTCCAGGCTTGTCTGGACGCAGGCTTCCACTGCCGCGTGAAGGACGGCTTCACCACGTATCTGGTGGGTACGCTGAACTTCCACGACGGCACAGGTATCATCGGCGTAGGGCGCGCTCCATTTGAGCCGCGCCTGTCTGATGGCGTATCCCCGTGGCACCAGGCCACAGTGATTAAGCGTAAAGCTGGCACCACCTGGGTACATAACCGTGGTGTCACGCTGGCCAACTTCGCCTGTATCCAGGCAGCTGTGCCGACTGTAATCCAGACCAACGCACAGGCAGCTGCTGCTGTTGCTGCGTTTGCTGATACGTTCCTGACTGCTGGTTCCAACCCTGATATCTGGTGCGAAAACCTGCTGGTGCTGGGCTTCCAGTACGTGTACTACAACGTGCCGACCCTGCCGATTGTAGGCCGCCGCAACTTCCGTGACATCCACGGTGACTGCACCAACGGCTTCTACTCGACTTACGGCCTGGACCTGGACCGCTACGAGAACTGTCACATGTGGCCGTTCCTGACAGCGCACATCTCAGAAACCACCACGACTGCGAACAACCAGCGCTCTGGTACTGCGTACGCATTCGCCAACATCTCTGACTGGGTACACCTGACCAACTGCTTCAGTTACGGTTACTACAACCACATCACCCTGGATGGCGTGTATAACGCACGTATCATGGGCGGTGGTGGTGATGCCGTGCAGAACTGCGGCCTGACCCTGAGCAACAACAGTCGCTTCTGTGCGATGAGCAACCACTTCATCAACTCCAACAGCTTCTGTGTGAACCAGGCGTCTACCTTGACTGGTACTAACCCTGACCTGAAGACCACCAACTGTGTATTCAACGGCGTAACCTATGGCGTGTATGTGACCTCTGGTACTTACATCTCCCTGGGCGATACCTTCATGGGCGGTACTGGTGTTGCTATCACAGACAACGCCAACATGGTCTCTATGGTGCAGCCACTGTTTGATGGCGTGGTAACCCCAGTAACTGGTACGTCTGCTGGCCTACGCAAGCTATCCCTGCTGGCCCCGGTATACAGCCGCACTCAGCCGAACACCACTATCCCTAACCGCATCTATAGCTCCGCTCTGGAGATTATCGATAACGCGGCTGTGGCCGCAGGTGTTGGCGGCGCACTGGCGCTGGGTTCCCGTGTGACTGCTGGCTACCAGACCCTGTTCCAGATTGAGAGCCGACTGACTAACGCCACCACAGGCTCTATTGCAGCTGACACGTACTTCTCCACCTTCACTGGTTCTGCATGGGCTGACCGCTGGGCTATTGGCAGCGACGGCACACTGAAGCCTGTAGGTGACAGTGCGTACAACATCGGCACATCAACCGCCCGTATGAACACCGTCTACGCTGCCAACGGCGTAGTGACGACTTCTGACGAGCGTTTGAAGAAGAACTACGTGGAAATCCCGGACGCTATCCTGGATGCGTTTGCCAGCCTGCCGTACGTCCAGTACCAGTCCAACGAAGCTAATCAGGACGACAAGCTGCACTATGGTATCCTGGCGCAGACTGCGGTCACCGTGTTCAAAGACGCAGGTATTGACCCGGACACCCTCAAGTTCATCGTGTACGATGCGGAGGCTGACCGCTACGGTATCCTGTACTCTGAGCTGCTGGTGCTGGAAGCGGCACTGCGCCGCCGTCAGGAGACTCGCCTGACTGCCCGTGTCACTGAGCTGGAGACGACTGTTGCAGCACAAGCAACAGCACTGGCAGACCTGACCACGCGCCTGGCTGCGCTGGAGGCTGCGGCTACACCTGCCGCTGCTGAGACCACAGCTGCCGCAACTGACACCACTACGGAGTAATAATGGCTAAGGCTAATGAAAAGACTCAGTGCTCTCCATGAAGCCTTGCTGGATTACCTCCTTGCCCGCATCGCTGGCTGCAAAGTCATGATTGACGGCAAGGAGGAACTTATGCCACTGCCAGCCTCTGAGCTGGCGGTTATGGCTAAAATCCTCAAGGATAATGGTATTGTAGCTGACAAAGACCACGCCGATGACCTGGCCAAACTGCAAGCTGAATTGCAAGCAGAGGCAGCAGGTAGCGCCAACCGTGACGCTATCCTGTCCCAGGCATTGGATAAGATTGCGGACGACTCAGGATTCATGCACTAATGGATATGCTACAGCGCCTGCAAAAGGCAGCACTGATTCGCGAACACTACTTGTCAGCTGGGTTCCCCAAGTTCTTGCGGGACTACTTCGGCTGGCTGGGCTTCACCCTAACTGAGATGCAGGAGGATATCGGGCTGTTCATGGATGACCGTGATTACCCGAACAAATGCGTAATGGCTCAGCGCGGTGAGGCAAAGTCCACAGTCGGTATTGCCAGGGCGCTGTACGAGTTCATCCGGTCACCGGGCGGCACAGTGCTGCTGGTATCCGGTTCTGATGACTATGCAGGTACGCTGTCGCACGCTATCGTGTCAGCTATCATGCAATGGGACCGTATGGACTGGCTCAAGCCAGAGTCCCGTATGGGTGCCCGTATGTCATTCACCGAAGGCTTTGACGTGCACCACGCATTCCGTATCCCGGACAAGCAGCCGTCCGTCAAAGCGGTTGGTATCTTTGGTCAACTCCAGGGTAACCACGTATCGCTGCTGATTGCGGATGACGTAGAGACAACCAGTAACGGCTCGTCTCCGGCCAACCGTGCTCGCATCGCTACGCTCACCAAGGAGTTCTCAGCTATTGCCAACAACGGCGCGGAGATTCTGTACCTTGGAACACCTCAAACCCAGGACTCCATTTATAACTCGTTACCTCAACGTGGCTTTACCGTCCGAATCTGGCCTGGTCGTTACCCCACAGTGGAGGAAGAAGAACGGTATGGTGGATGTCTCGCCCCGTATATCAAGCAGAAGCTGGACGGTCACCCCGAACTGCGTACCGGATACGGACTGCTAGGTAACCGTGGTGCCCAGACTGACCCAGCGCGCTACACCGAAGCCAAGCAATTGGCCAACGAGATGGACTATCAGCAGGCTGGCTTCCAGTTGCAGTTCATGCTGGACACTTCTCTGTCGGATGCGCTGAAGCAGACCATCAGGCTCCAGGACTTCATCCTATTCCATGGCTCATCAGAGTCGGCACCTGAGACCATTCACTGGTCCAATAACCCCCGGCACCTCGCGGAGCTTCCGCAGGACTTCCCATTGG